GGCTGGATCGATATCAGTCATGATGCCTGTCGGCTCCTTGGGTAGGTGGGTCTACGACCCATCCTAATGGCGCTGTCAATACCCTAAATGGCATGAAATGCCATGAAAGGGCATAGCGTGGTATGACGTTCTATCCATTCTGGCATCAGGTCGTAAAGCTAACGGTACTATGTTACGCTTCGAACTTCGCTTGCAAAGTGCAAGTGACCCACTTTCGTTGTACTTCGCAGGGTTACGCCAGTGTAATTTGCGTCCAGCGCTGTGACCTGGGCAAACTAGGTCCTGTGAAGTATGCCGAGATTCACTGTGTATCACGCTCACAGGTCGGCTTAGTTGTCAAGTGAGTGAGAGTAACCGAGCCTACACAAATCTGTAACATAATCATGTCATTTCATGCATATTCGTTCATGTCAAGTTACAGTAGTGTGGCCTATATTACAGTAGTGGTGTTAGCGCCACTCTCCGTGGTCGAATGAGCACAAGGCATAAGTTGCGCGATTTGTCAAGTTACAATTCCAGCGCAAACTGTAACCAAAGCGGCGCACAATTGTAATGTAGTGTACGCTATATTACGAAATCGACCCTTGACAAGTTGTGGGCCGTACGTGTACAATCCTTTGTTCTTGGAGAACTTTCCAAGAACCACCCGCAAGCTGCCGCAAGCTGAAAGAACCTTATGAGAAAATAATTTCGAATAACCCATGGCATACTCCACAACCTATGGCATACTCCAACGACTCCTTGACGATCGCCCCACAGTTGACTAAGCTTAACTCAAGCAGCTAGAAATTAGCTCCCAACAGCTTGCATACTCCAGCACTTCGCTTTGTCAAACGCAGAGGAACTATGGCTCACAAATCGGCCGCTCAAAGAGCTATGGCCCTCGAATCATACTCTGGTGATTTACCACCCAACCCACTAATCACCATGCGCCACGAGCTAGACCTGAGCCAACCAGAATTCGCTAAGGTACTCGGAGTCGCTAAGACTTTGGTTCAGTTCGCAGAGGATGCCTGCTATAGCTTAATTCCACGCATTTACCGTGCTCGCATTCGAAACATCGTACAAATCAATGGTGAGTACCAAGAGCACCGTAGAGCTAAGCGCCTCTTCTTCTGGGACGCTAGAACCTTCCCTAAGCATCCAGCACCAGAAAAGCCAATGGTGCGACTCCTTGAATACTTCGATTTAACTCCGTACCATTTTTCCACACGTGCCTGTGTTCAAGGCGCTGAAGTTTGGAAGATGTGCACGGACCGACGCACGATGACAGCAAACTTCGTCGACTTCCTCGAAACAATTGGAATCGACGAAGTGTGGATGAAGGAATTCAATGACGGACTCAGCCGAAACGCCAAGCCCAGAGTACAGCTCCCAGCTAGCACAACAGCTCCAGGAACCGTGGTCAGAGAACAAGACGTCGGTAGAAGACTACGTGCCACTTCGGGAATTGAGTAAGCCAGAGCGTCAAGAACTCGCCGCTTACATCGAACTGGTCTACTGGCGCAACGGCTCAATACCCACAGCTGCACAACTCCGTTCCGAGATCCCTCATTGCAAGATCACGGACGGTGCGTACGCCTCGTACATGAATGACCCTGACCTAATTAAGTACCTCCAGAACGAACGGGCCATCCCAATCGAGGCCGAAGCTAAGCTAACAACTAAGCAGCTGGATTGGATCAGGGTTCTCACTGATGCTGCGGACATGCGCCCGCTTGCCAAGAAGTTGGCCGAACTGAACCTTACGAAGTCCGAAGTTAACAGGTGGCTAACTAACCCCTTCTACCGGGAGGTTCTAGCGGAGCGTTGCGATGCAGGCTTTGGTGATTCACGTACGTCAGTTATGAAGGCGCTTCAGGTAGAAGCAATGAGCGGTAACATCACCGCCATTAAGATGTACCTGGAAATGACTGGTGACTACCAGCCCGGCATGCAGTTCAACGTGGTAGTCGAACAGCGTGCAGTTATTACCAACGTAGTTGCCATCCTCCAAGAGCTCGTACCTCGTGAGGTACTGCTCGAAGTTGTAGAGCGACTTGAAACTGCCACAGTTCCTAACCACCCTGCTCTTAACGCAGCGAAACCTTTACCACCCATGAGCGCTAGAGCGACTGCAATACAAGAGAAGCACCGCTCAACTGAGCCCACTAGACCACGTGCAGAAGTGATCGATGTCCATTCCTTCACTAACGAAGGCTGGGGCTGAGCAGCGAACTACTAAGGAGGAATAGTAAGTGCCAGGCGACGAAGGTACTTGGACACCACGTCCTGACCCAACGCTGCTAACTACTGAGCAAATGGAGCGAGGCGACAAGGCCGAGCGCGATTACGTTGACGGTCTTTTCGCAGTTCTTAACGAGCGCCTTCGTGGCATCGACACCGCAACAATTGTTCTAAATGAAATCGTTACCCGAGTTCCCACTGAAGTACAGAAGGAAGTACTACATCTTCGAGAACTAGTTGAGGAAAAGTTCGACTCAGTTGGAACTCAGTTCAAAGAGCGTGACACACGTTCCGAACGTGAGTCCAGGGACAACGAGATCCGAGTTAATGCAGCTTTCGCTGCAGCCGACAAGGCTGCAGACGAGCGTAACAAGTCGAACGGCCTAGCCATTGATAAGGCACAGGCCACAACAGCCGAAGCAATTAGTAAGCTCGCTGAGCTATTCCGAACGTCCATATCTGCACAAGGTGATAAGATCGACGACCTGAAAGACCGACTTAGTGAACTGAGTGATCGAGTTGGCCGCATCGAGTCAACCAAAGCCGGTGCAACTGAACAAGCGCGTAAAGCAGAAGTAACCTTTGGTCAATTGCTAGGAGCAATTGGCACAGTGTTGGCCGTAGCATCATTTGTCATCTACCTTGTTGCTACCTCTGGTGGACCCAGTTAACAATGGCTGACGACTTCCTCGAACAACTTAAAGCAGAGCTGAGAGCTAATGCCTCGAAAGATAGCCTCTTTAATTACAGACCGTACAAAGGCGCCCAAGAAGATGCCCATAATTCTACCAAGAGAGGAAGAATTTTTCTTGGTGGCAACCGTTCAGGGAAAACCGTATTTGGCGCCGTGGAGTCCATTCGGTATCTCACCGGATCTCACCCTACTAGAGCCACTCCAAAGCCTCCTGTCTACGGGCGTGGCTCTGCGGTCGACATTGAACAGGGACTAAACAAGATCATGCTGCCGGAAATTGCCCGGTGGCTACCTAAGAAGTTCCTGCTTAAGGGTTCCTGGGACGAAAGCTACGACAAGAGCTCGAGAGTTCTAACTCTCAATAATGGCTCGAAGATGGACTTCCTCACTTACGAGCAGTTGCCAGAGAAGCACGCAGGTACCAGTCGTCACTTCTGTTGGTGGGATGAAGAGCCACCCGAGTTCATCTTCAACGAGGACATGCTACGTCTCGTTGATGTGAACGGCCACTGGTGGATGTCCATGACACCACTACTAGGCTTCACTTGGGTGTACCACAAGTACTACAGCCCGATCATTGAACACAACAGGCCTAATCCGTCAGTTGATGTGTTCCTAGGTTCCACAGAGAACAACCCTCACGTTAGCAAGGAAATCCTCGATGAGATCACTGAGGGCTTAAGTGCTGAGGAGAAGTCCGCACGTCGACACGGCCGCTTCATGGCAGCATCAGGGCTGGTGTATCCCTCATTCGGTAAGCATCTAGTCATACCACCTATTGACGCAGCTAGAGTTGCGGTGCCCGTGTTCAATGCAATGGACCATGGACTTCGGCACCCAACAGTCTTCCTATACGCTTATGTAGACCAAGAAGGACGGCTCATTGTATTCCACGAGTACTACGAGGCCGAACGAACCATCCCTCAGCACGTTGAGACTATACGTAAGTGGGAGCGCGCTACAGGAATTGAACAGCGGCTTGTGTACTCCATCGGTGATCCAGCAATTGAACAACGGACTCCGTCGGGTCTTTCCGTACGCTCGATGTACTCCCAGGAGGGATACTACCTCGGGTTGGGTAATAACGATGTGGCTGCCGGAATCAACAAAACACGCAGCTACATCGAGCGAATGGGCGTATTCATCACCGAAGACTGCCCCAACTTGATTTCTGAGCTTTACGGTTATCGCTGGGACACGTACGCTACACGTAAAGCTAACGAAACTAAGAAGCAGCAGGACAAACCCAGGAAGCTTAAGGACGACGCTTGCGATACGCTGCGGTACCTCATCATGTCGCGGCCTGATGATGAGTTCGAGGGTTGGGCTGGTGAAGTCTTTGCGAACTTCATCGTAGCATCCAAAGCGGCTCCAGATACTTCTGGAGCGGGTGACTACTCGGCCGAAGAACTTGAGCCAATGGGTGCTGAAGGTGTTCACACAATTCTAGGGAGCGAGTGGTAGCATGGCACAAGCCAGTTATGTACTCAAGCTAGCCTATCTAACACCAACCTGGGATGATGAGATCAAAGAGGAACTTATTCAGGACCTAGAGCGTTGGTGGAATCAGTACGGTTTAAGGAAATATAAGGATCGTATTACTTTCATGGATATGATCTAATGGTCGCTAACGTAAAGGAAAAGCATGGACAAAGCTGAGGTCTGGTTAATGTACGGGGCCGGCAAAGCTAGAGATCGAGCACTTAGATGGGCTGCCTGGCACTTACCGCACCGTGTAGTTATGTGGTGTGGTTACCGCATAATTGCTCATGCAACGTCCGGGGAGTACTCTAATCAAGTAGTTCCCGAACTCACAGCTATGGACGCTATGAACAGGTGGGGTGAATAAACTATGCCCGAAATTGAACTCTACAGCAAGACACAACTCGACCTACAGTTCCTAGGCCGACAGTTCGACCTTAAGGAACTCCGTGAACTCAGACTCGTCACGCCCTTTAATGATTCGCAGGATGCGGACATGCGTGTCATCCCTGGCACTAGGCGTGATCTTATGGCTCTTCCAGCTGAGTCTCTTGATGGGAAGGTTGACGAACCCTGGTTCATCGACCTCCGTATCGACTCTGACGACGGTGCCGTATATATCGGCACTGGTCTGTTTCATCATTTCGCTAACCTTGTTGGCTATTGTCCAGCGGATGAACTCAGAACAGCCTACGCCAAGATCGAAGAACTAGAGGCCCAAATTGCTCGTCTTACTAGGCGTAACCATATTCTGCGTGAGCTTCGTGCTGAGCTTGCTGATTCTGAAGTTGAGTCACCTAGTGGAGTCCAAACTTCTAGCGGGCGCCCACGAAAACCAGCAGCTACGCCAGCAAGTTGAACTCCTTACTGCTCAACTCGTAGCTCGTAACGAGGCCGAGTTCCTCCGTCTTACAACGCCAGAGGCAGCTTGGATGCCTACTTACGAGCACGCTGAGAACTTCTCTGATGACCCGATCGAGGACTATATTAGGGCGGGCGATGACTCGAACGTACTCATCGACCTTACAGAGGATAACAAACTTCTAGGACTTGATAGAGACTAATGGCACAGGACAGCATCTTCCCGCAGGTTGATTCGGCCGAGAACTGGAACGCACAGTACCAACGGGCACGCATGGCTCGAATGAACTTCGAGAGGCGCTGGTACACTTACCTTGCATTCGTATCGGGTAAGCAGTACATCCAATGGAACTACGAATCAACTCCAATGGCAACAGGCCGCATGATCGAGCCTTTGAACCCTGGTAACAGGGTCCGCCTCGTTATCAACAAGACTCGACGCATCATGAGGAAAGAGCTTGCTAAGATTAACAAGGAACAGATTCGGGGATACGTCACACCTAGTAACACGGATGACGACTCAGTTGCTGCCGCTCGTGGAGCGGAGCAGTTGGGTGACTACCTTACGGACGAACTCCGTCTCGCTTGGCGTTTCAAGCAAGCTGATTGGTGGATGCTCATTTGTGGAACTTCCTTCATGAAGTTCTACTACGATGAGGACATTAGGATGGGTCATGCCCTTCAGCAGGTTCCTGGTCCAATGGGTCAGCCTATTGAACAACTCGTTCCACAGCAAGGTGGGCCCGTTGTTGAAGTTGTGGACCCATTTCACATATTGGTTCCCAACCTTGATGAGCAGGACCTTGAGCGTCAAGAGTGGGTGATGCATGTTACCATGAAGTCACCTGATTGGGTGAAACAGCGCTTCGACGTCGCAATGGAAGGCGTTAGCGTTACAACCAACACCCTCGAATCACGCTTGATGTCAAT